GAGAACGTGTTCATGCGGGCCGAGTTCCTCTACGGCGTGGACGCCCGGCACAACGTCGGCTTCGGGTTCCCCCAACTGGCCTATGCCAGCAAGGCCACGCTGAACGGGACCAACTACGCCGCGGCCAGGGCGGCCATGATGAGCCTCAAGAACGAGGAAGGCCGGCCCTTGAACATCCTGGGCCAGGGCAAGCCCCTGCTGGTGGTGCCGCCCACCCTGGAAGAGGCGGCCCGCAAGCTGCTCACCCAGGAGCTGGTGATCGTCAGCGGCGTCACCGAGAACAACCCCTGGGTGGGCACGGCCGAGCTGCTGGTCTGCTCCTGGCTGGTCTAGAGGAGGGCTGACATGATCAAGGCCCTGAACATCAAGGCGATCCCGCGGCGCGGCTTCTGGCGCTGCGGGGTCTATCACCCGCCCGAGTGGACCAAGCACCCGGGCGACCGCTTCACGCCCGAGGAGCTGGAGCGGCTCCAGGCCGAGCCAAAGCTCCAGGTGAAGGTCGTCGAGGCCGAGGAGCCGGTCCGGACAGAGCCGGCCGTTGAAGCGGCGGCGCCGGCGGCCGAGGAGAAACCGGCCGAACCCGAGCCGGCGGCCGGGGACGGCCAGGAAGGCCCGAACTTGGATGAACTGATCTGGGCGGCCAGGAAATGCGTCCCGCTCGGCTACGTGACCAAGGACGGCAAACCCACGGTCGAGGGCATGGGAAAGATCCTCAAACGCAACGTCAACGCCGCCGACCGGGATCGGGCCTGGAGCGCCATCGAGGCCAAGGCCCAGGGGGACTAGATGGGCTACTGCAGCCAGGACGATCTGCTGACCCGGATCACGCTGGAGGAGCTGGCCGAGCTGACGGCCGAGTCCGGCTCCGAGGTGGACTCGGCCAAGATCAACCAGGCCATCGGCGAGGCCGGCCGGGAGATCGACGCCTACTGCGGCGGCCGCTACCAGGTGCCCTTTGATCCGACGCCCATGCTGATCCGCTCGCTCTGCATCGATCTGGCCCTGTACAAGCTCTACCAGCGCCGGGACCTGGGCGACCAGGAGTCCCGGAAGGGCGCGGCCAAGGAGGCCCGCGATCTGCTCACGCTCATCTCCCAGGGCAAGGCCGTAGTCCCCGGCGCCGAAAGCCAGCAGGCCCCCTCGGCACCGGCCGGGTCAAACGTGGACATCACCTCGGCGGAACGCCGCTACACCGTGGACACGATGAGGGATTTCTGACGTGCCCATCCCGCTGCTGAACACGATCGAGGACGCCGTCCTGGAGGCTCTCCGGGTCCAGACCACCCTCGAGGGCGAGACCGAGAGCTACCTCAAGACCCTCAAGCTCTACGACGGCGAGCTGGACCTGGACGACCTCCGCCGGGCGGCAAAAATCTTCCCGGCCATGCTGGTGGCCTACAGCGGCTGCGAGGTCGAGGAGCAGATCAGCGCCCGGGAATGGCGGGTGAGATATGTCTGGACGGTTGTCGTGGCCGACAAGTCCATGCGCCGCTCCCTGGAGGCCAGGCGGGGGACCTTCGGCACTTCCCGCATGATCGAGGACGCCCGCCGGGCCCTGGTCGGCCGCGACCTGGACCTGGAGGACATGGACCTGTTCGGCTGGCCGGACGAGGTGGTCGTGGAGCAGGGCCGAGAGCTGAGCGTCTACGCCCTCAGCTTCCCCGTGTCGGCCGATCTGAGCATCGAGAAGGAATACCTGGACGAGTGGCTGGAGCTGATCGGCGTGGGGCTCTACCTGCAGGAGCATGGGCCGGAGGACGAGCCCGACATCGCCGGTTTGGCCGAGCTTGAAGACGAGGAGGATTGACGGTGAGAAAGCCCATCTGGGTCAAGGCGGCCAAGGCAATCCCGGTGCCCAAGGGCCCCGGAAAGGGCCGCCGCAACCCGATCACGGCCGAGAGGCCGGCTCTGGTGGACGGCAAGGATCCCTACATCCTCGGCCGCCTGCGCGACAAAGAGGTGGTCGAGATAACGGAGGCCGAGGCCCGGAAGCTCCTGGCCAAAGCCAAGGCCGAGGCTGAGGTCCGGGCCGAGCCCGAGACCGCGGCCGAGCCCGAGGCCAAGGGCGGGAGGAAGAAATGAGCGACAACATTGCCATCACCTTCGACCGGCTCAAGGCCAGCGAGGAGGTGCCGGGCACCTACGGCGAGATCGATCGCTCCCAGGCCATGCGGCGCTTCGTCGGCCGGGTCAACCGGCGGGTCTGCCTGGTCGGCCAGATGACGGCCGGCGGCGAGGCCGAGGTCGGCTCGCTGGAGCGGATCTTCGACACCGACGACCTGCTGACCTTCTTCGGGGCCGGCTCGGAACTGGACCTGATGGGCCGGGCGGCCCTGGCCACGGACAACCTGGTCGAGCTGCTGGCCGTGGCGGCCGATCCCCAGTCCGGCGCCGTTGACGCCGAGGCGACGATGACCTTCGGCGGCTCGGCCGCCACCACGGACGTCATGGCCGAGGCCAGGATCGGCAACCAGTACTTCACCTTCGCCATCGAGACCGGCGAAAGCGCCGGCAACGTGGCCAGCGCTTTCGCCGACGCGGTGAACAACCAGGTCGTCCTGCCGGTCTCGGCGGCCGTCCTGTCTTCGATCAAGGTGGTGGTCACGGCCAAGTGCCCCGGGGCCGCGGGCAACGAGCTGACCTGGGAGATCGCCACCGGCGACGAGATCACGGCCAGCGCCGGCGCATTCGCCAGCGGTTCCGGCGGCCTGGACACGGCCAGCGTTCTGCCTTCCCTGATCTCCCCCGCCCTGGGCTTCCAGCCCAGCCACATCGTCTTCAGCGACGCGGCCGAAACCACCCTGGACGATCTGCGCGATCACTGCGACGACCTGGCCGATCCGACGGTGATGGCCTTCTGCTTCGGCTTCGGGGCCTTCACCGGCTCTCTCTCCGAGGCGACCGCCCTGGCCGCGACCCAGGACGACTGGTGGATGAACCTGGCGGCGGTCAAGACCCCCAGCTTGTCCTACGAGCTGGCCGCCGCCTACGCCGTGGCCATAGCCAGCGAGGAGGACCCGGCCCGGCCCAGGCAGGGCCTGGTGGTCAAGGGCGTCGGGGCGCCGCTCCTGGACAGCGACGTCTGGATCCACAGCGAGCTGCAGACCCTGATCGAAAACGGCGTCGCCCCACTGATCCCCAACAACCGGGGCGAGCTGGTCATCGTCCGGGAGGTCTCGACCCTGGTGACCGAAAGCGGCGGCGCCGAGACCGACGTGGTCTGGGATCACCCCATCCCGGACACGGCCGCCTACCTGATCACCCAGTGGGTCGCCGAGCTGAAGCGGCTCTTCCCCAGGCAGAAGAAGTACCAGGGCATTCACGAGGACCTGCGCAGCGCCACCCTGGCCTTCTTCCGCAAGATGGCCGACCCGGCCGTGGCCCTGGTCTGGGACCCGGACGGCTGGGCCGACTCGGTAGTCTTCCAGGACCATCCCAACAACCCGCAGCGGATCGACGGCCAGGCCGACCCCCAGATCGTGGTCGGTTTGCGCATCCTCGCCCTCCGCCTGCGGATCGTCTTCTAGGAGGGAGACCGTGGCCAAGAAGGTTGGAGCCATCGTTCTGAGGGTGGACGGCCGGGAGATACCGGTCAAGTCCGTCAAGCCTACCGAGAAGACCGGGCGGGTGCGGGTCCCGGTCATGACCTCGGATGCCAGCGACAACAGCCGGGCCGACGTGGCCAAGGAGACCGAGCTCGAGCTCGTGGTCCCCATCCCGGAGACCGGCGGCGAGCCCAACTGGGCGGCCGTCGACGGGGCCGCGATCCTGATCGCCACTCCGAGAGGCACCTGGAGATGCGCCTACGACGACTTCTACGTCGAGGAGATCAGCCCCGAGTTCGACGTCGAGGGGGCGGCCATGAGGACCATCAGGGGCCACGCCAAACCGCCTCGCAGCGGCTCCTACGCCTGAGAGGAGGCAGCGCATGAACGACAACCACAAGGCCCCCCTGCCGCCCGGCCTCCTGACCGAAGAGGTGACCCTGCCCGTGGGCGTCTGGTGGCTGGATAAGCTCTACCCCAAGGTGACGGTCCGGGCCGAGCAGTTCGGGGACGCCGAAAGGGTGGCCGACTACTTCCTGGCCCAGGGGGTGATCGAGATTGATGAGGAGAAGGAAGGGGTCGAGATGCCGGTGGCGCAGTTCGGCCCGACCAAGCTCCTGATCAGGATCGTCAAGGCCCAGGCCGAGGACGGCGACGAGCTGACCGGAAAGACCCTGCGCCAGGCCCTCCGGAACGGGCTGCACCCCCAGGACGGACGGGCGCTCGAGGAGGCCGACCGGCGCCTGGGGGAAAAGCTGCCCGGCGCGAGCGGCTCCTCCGCTCCAGCCGGGCCGTCGAAATCGGCCTCCGCAAGCTCGGTTACTCTGGGGCCGAGATCCGGCGAATGAGCCAGGCCAAGATCAGGGCGATCCTGGAGCTGGCCTACCCCAAGAACGAGGGGGCGGGCGAGCCCGCCCGGCTCGTCTCGCCCGACTAGGAGGCTTCAGTGACCGGGGGCGGAGGCACCGTCTTCATCCGCATCGCCGCCGAGGGCGTCTCGGCCGTGTCCGTTCTGGGCAGGATACGCCAGAACATCCGCGACATGGCCAAGGACGCGGCCCGGGCCGAGCGCGAGTTTACCAGGATGAGAAACGCCTTCGGCAAGGGCCTCCTTCTGGGCGGAGTCAGCTACGGCCTGACCAAGGCCATGAAGCCGGGGATACGTGAGGCGGCCAACCTCCAGGAGGTCATGCAGAACATCAGCGCCGAGTGGGCCAATGTTGATGAAAGAATTAGAAATATCAGCCTGGGCAGGATCCAGAAAGAATCGGAGCGGGTGCAGGCCTTCGCCACGGGCGGGGCCAAGGAGATGGCC